AAGCAAGTCTGTTACCTTCTTTAGCTAGAATGCCTGACTTTTCAAACAAGTCTAGTAATCCACTGTAAGGACTCATTCCTGTTTCATATGGAATTTTAACTTGAACACTTTCAAATGGTTTAGCATATCGTGTTTTCATAATCTTACATGCACTACGAATACCACGAACTTCACTAATCTTATTGCCATCCTCATCTTCTTTAAGCTTGAGTTTTTTCATAGCAACGACAATTGAACTAGCATACACGAATCCTTGACCACCTGAGATTTTATCATCTGGGTCAAACATATCCTGACTTGCATATGTATGATTAGTAGCTACAAGTCCTACATTATGATTACCAAACATATTCACACAGTTGCGAACTAGCGCGGTAAGTGCTTTGGGCTTGCGACCCATGTCACCTTTCATATCACCTGCATCAAATTGATTTACATCGGTTGGTGTTAGTAACATACCAAGCGAATCAATTACGAATAGAACTTTTGGTTTATCATCTGCGGGCAGAGTTTTGTAGTCAACCATAAACTTGCTAATCGTTTTAGCCACATCATCAATCATGGCCATATTCAACTTTAACAATTTATCTTCGTCTGTAGATACACCTAGTGCATGTAACCACGATTCATCTAGCGCATTTTCACTGTCAACCAAAACAACAAAAATACCCTGTTGCTGTGCATGCCTGACTAAATTTCCCGAGCAGATGAATGATTTTCCTGATCCTGATTCTCCGGCAAAGACAGTAACTTTACCAAGAGGAACGCCTTTATTAAAATCACCGCTGATGAGATAGTTGAGAGCATAATTTCCTGTACTGACCCAGTCTGTAGGGTCGTTAAATCCGATACTAAGTCCTTCAATAGACTTAGTAATTTCCTTCCTAAATTTTGAAACATCAAATGGCTTCGTCATTATTTTTCCTGTTTATGTATTGTATATTTTATCAGAAACAGATTTATTATCAAGTAAGTCGGGTGCTTTTTCTGTGATTTGGTCTAGTTCCCAATCTCCCGGATAGTGCCTAAGTAGTGTTCGGGCTTTATCCCTAACTGCACCCGGTACTCTGGGAGTTCTACCGGGGTCGCATAGTTCTTCTAAAAACTTTCTACTTTGCTTGATGGCACGATATCTTTCATGTGGAATGGTCATGGTATTCTCCTAAGGTAGGGAGTGTATTTCTACACTCCCTCGTGCCTTTAAGCAGTCTTTGTCTGACGGGCGCGAATCATTGCAAGAATGTCGGTAGCCTTGTCACTTGATGTTGTTTTTGGAACTGTGATAGGTTGTGTAGCTTCAGCTGGCTCATCATCTTGAGTTTCTGGTGCTGATGAAGCGACACTTGCTGGTTGAGCAGTTTCAACAGATTGTGTAGCTGGTTGAGATCCAGCTGGTGCTTCAATACCAAACGGTCTGTAGTATGATCCCCAACGCTCTACGTCATAAGCTTGTCCATCCACACTTGCTTCAAACATTTCCTTGATGATACGCATTTCTGCTTCACCAGGCTTCTTGGGTAGAAAATCAGCTAGATTGAATAGACCATGTGCTTCAATAGCAGCTTGTTCAACTTGTGTTAGTGCTGATTCTTTGCGAGCCCAAGTGCTAGTTGAATAATCGGCGTAGTCACCTTTTTTACTCTTTTTGATGTTAAAATCAAGACCACGCATATAGTCAGTTGGTAATTCTTCCATTTCAGGGTCCATCAAACTTGACTTGATGATAGTAAAGATTTGTGGGGAAATAATAAATCTGCGAATTGGATTAGCAGGAACTTTATCATCACCAATTGGATTCTGGCGAACAAACCCTTGGAATAGATATGAACGCTTTTTCCAATACTTATTTGCCATTTCTTTTAGTGATTCATCTTTATACCAAGGACGAACCTCTGCTAGGATAGGGCAAGCATCACCATACATTTCCATACAAGGAACTTGTACTTCTACACGTTTAGCTTCTGGGTTACCTTTTACACCATTGAATGGTAGTTTGATTAGTGCGCGTTCAATCCAAAAGAAAGTATTGCTGCTGCTTGCATCTGGAAGAAAACGAATAGTTGAAGTAGTACCTTCGTCTGCGTTCCAATGTGGGAAGATTGAATTATCTGATTGGGTACCTGTACCCTTTTGTGTTTTGTTGTCTTGTGCCGCGATACGGGCACGAATGTCTGCTAATGATGCCATGATGTTATATCCTTAAAAGTTGAGATGGTCTCTGGTTTTTTAATGTCGATACTACCTGTTAGTATCTAACACAAGTAACAGTATAGCATGTACTGTCACTCATATCAAGTGTATTTATGCCGTATATGGAAAACCTCACGTTTTAAGTGAGGTTTTTGATAAGTAATTTACCCTTATCGTTTATGCTTGACCATTTGTAAAATTCTAGCCAATTCATCTTCACTTTCATTTACGCTTTCGTTAGCACCTACAAGTTTACCTACAGCACCTTGAGGTCCTACTTTTTCTGTTGGTCCAAGTTGACCTGCACGTATTTGATTAGCATCTAGATTTTCATCTAGACCATTCTCTCCTTCGCGTTTCAACAAGTCTACCAAATGATTTACCATAGCTGTTTTATCACTACCACCGATTTCTTCGGCGTCTGTATGGAAACTAGCAACATAACGGGCTTTGTCAGCAACATATTCAGGACCATATTTTGATACTAAATCAGGATGATTCCTCATTACTCTATATAGAATGTCGCTTTGTATATCTTCGATGGATGCACCTTCATGTATTTCTTCAGTAGAATCGGCCGCAGCTTTTAATTCTGATTGGGTAGCACCTGCTCGTCTTGCAGCTTCAGCATCTTTTGACCTTTTAGTGTTAGCATACTTGCGAAGAAGTTCTGCTCTAGTACCACCCTGAGATTTTGGGTTGTCGTCAGTTACATCAGTAGTTTCTTCTAAGTCAAATGCTTTTAGATTGCTACGATCGGTTCTTATGTTGTGAGCTAGCGTTTCTGCACCAGCCGCTTCAGGAATACCTTGTGGGTTAAGAGCCTCTTGTCCGCCATCACCTTCAATAATATTATCAGCCCATTCTGCTAACTCATCTACTTGCTTTATGTTGCCCAATTTTCTTTGTAGCTTACCTAAGATTGGCATTACACTTTCAATTCTGGGATCGAGGGTTTCTTGTACGAATAGTTCGTTAAGATTGGTTTCTTGTTCTTCTCCATCTTCCATTAGTGCAGGTGTCCAACTTTCAAAGTATGCTGAATAACCACGATGACCTGTCATCTTGCTTAAACTTTCACGCAAACTTTGATAATAATTTACAGCTTCGGTTACTAACTGCTGTGCTGACTCATTAAACTGCTTGCCTCTTGTGGCACGCATAAAGCCAGACATTTTAGAATATTCTTCTACTAATGAAGTAATGTGACGACCACGCTCATCATATGGTGTACCACCTTCAGCAATATGACGGGCATATACTCGGGCAATACCTGGCTTGATTGTTGGTACAGCAAAACGCTCACCTTGAGTATTTTCTACGAAGATTTTGGCGATATTGCGATAACGCTGTTCGCCTTCTTCTATCTTGCGACTATGCTGAATAATGATTTTAGTTGTTGGTACAGCATCACTATAGCTACCTTGTTTGCCCATTGGGTAGTAACCCTCATTTACTTGTGGATTACCTTCCGCCATATCTTGCTCTGGCAATACTCCTTTAGGTTGAGCGGGCGCGTGACGCCATACACTCTTTGGATTCTTAATGCGGCTCATTGATCCAAACTCAACACCGTGAGGACCTCCAGTAAAATATAATCCACCGTAACTCACTGCGTCTGTCATTTGACTACGGCCAAATTCACCGCTTACTTGACCAATTGTTTTAACGCCGGGTTGTTTTAATAACCAAGGCCAAAACTTAGCAAGAGATTTTTCAGATGCTTTCTTATCATCAGTAAAATAATTTACTTCGATGCGACCCGGATCGCGGTGCCGTACACCATCACCGCGTGTCCATACTCGTGTACCAGGAGATTTAATGTTCAGTAGTCCGGTGTAACTATTTTGACGCGGAGGCAGTTTCATATCAGCGTAGAACTTATCTAATAGACCCAAGAGAACATCGCGGGCTGATGCTTCTTTTAACTGTTCTTCATCTAGATTACCTTCCGCCATATCTTGCTTTAGACGCTTGCCGCCGATTACTTCTACGCCGTTGATTTTTAAGGGGTACCAACCATTGTTTTCCAATATTTCAAACACTTCTTCAATTGACCCGGCCAGCACGTCCAGTTTCTTTGGATTAGATATTGGGTGGGGCTTATTAGCAGCCAATACTTTATAAACTTTTTCAGAGCCTTCTGCCACATCTTGCTCATTCATAATACCAACATAATTACCTTTGTTATATTTCCAAATAATATTCTTGGCTGCTTTTAAACCTTTTGCACCAGTTACAATTTCAAACACTGTCTCATCAGAGAAAGAATCACGCTTTTTAACAAATTTTAGAGTTATACCCGCTTGAGCCATTTCTTTTTTTATTAGTGGTATAGCTTTAGCTGGAACATGTTCAGCAGTTAGGTCATAGTATTCATCACCCTTTGCTTCCGCCACATCTTTCTTCTTTGGTGTATCAGCATGACTCTTTTTCATTGACTTGTCTAAGGCCTTTAGAGCGTGTTTGGCAACATCTTTGGCTTTGATTACATGCTCTGGGCCCAAGTGTATTTGTTTCTTAGTCCAATCGATATCACCATCTCGTCCTGGTGAAGTTTGTGTTTTGTCCATTTCTGTTACACCTTTCATATCTTGTCCTTTATACTTACTAGCAGTCTTGGGATCTTTAACAAAACGATTGAAAGCTGTTTGTGGATTACCCTTTTCACTATCCCATATATCTAACCATCTAGTAGCACCATTTTTCATAGTGATTTTAAGTGCGCCTGAGCCCATAAAATCATTAGTAGTCTGACTGGCAGTTCCAACCACTTGACCTGTTTTGTTATTGATGATTTCGTAATCTGTATCTTTTATATTGACATCTTGAGTGTATTCTTCTGGATCACCTGGTTCCATATGCTTGGATACACTAGTTTTCTTTAGACTATACCCTTCAGCCACATCTTTCGCCTTAGCAATAGTCTTTAGTTTTTGCGGCTGAACCACATCACCATAACCTTGCGGTAGATTTAGTTT